CACTACCATCAATAGATGCAGTTTGGTTTATTAAAACTTTTCCATAGGTATTTATAATCTGTCTAGGATTCCCATCCCCATCTGACAGCACAATGTAGTTACTTGCTGTGCGGATGTCTAAGCCACCAGCGTTACCTGAATAACGACCAATAATGGTGTTTTTTGCGCCAGTAGTGATTGCTGCGCCAGCGTTGTATCCGCAAGCAGTATTTAAACTTCCTGTTGCCAAATTTAATGCACCACCTCCAATGGCAGTATTTTGAGTGCCAGTAGAATTTGTGTAAAGCGCAACATAACCTACTGCTGTGTTTTCAGATGCGGTGGTGTTATTAAAAAGTGCCTGAACACCTAATCCAACATTGCTACTTCCAGTTGTATTACCATTAACTGCATTCCAACCCATAGCAATATTATTTGCGCCACTAGTATTGCTTACTAATGCTTGATAACCAAAAGCAGCATTTTGATTACCAGTTGTATTAGAAGCTAATGTCAAATACCCTAATGTAGTATTACTAGCTATACTTCCTGAACCCTTACCAACAGTTAAACCGCTAATAGAAGCATCATTAGCAATAGTTACTGTAGTGCCGTTGAAGGTAAAGTTAGCAGAACCAGCTAGGCTTCCACTAGAGTTATATTGAACTTGAGTATTAGAACCACCAGCTACGCCAGCACCACCTTTACCAGCGATTACTTGGACTACTCCGCTAGAATCTTTGTAGAAAAGTTTGCCGTCTGCGGTGTTTATCGCTAGTTCTCCAGCGACCAAGTTACCTGCGGTTGGGGTGTTGCCAGCCGTAGAAGAATAATAGATGCTGATAGGTGTAAATCCCGCTTGACTCATGGTGTAATCCTTTGTTTATATTCGCTAATTTTACTAGAAACTGCCGCCAAAAATCCCAGTTAAAGCAGTCAATGTTCCTACATTATTTATATCATTAGTAGCCATATTCAATGCGCCAGACATAGGCGTTTGACCATCGGCTGATACAGATTGAGTTAAAGCATTAGCAATATCTGTCATAGTGCTATTAGCCCATGTAGATGTTACTGTTGTGCCTGTAACTACTGGATTACCAGCAGGTAAATTATATGTTCCTGACCCGTTTCTACTCATTTTCTTTTCCTTGTGCGCTTCTAAGCAATAACAATCTTGCTAATTGTTTTTGTTCATCTGTCATTTTAGGTGTTTTTGCAGCAATTTCACCTGCTTTATAGGCTGTTTCACCCATCAAACGAGGGCTAGTAGTAGCCATAGTGGCTGCTGTTGCTGGTAAATGGGTTACACCACCCAATAATGTCAATAAAGCACCAGCATCAAGACCTTGACCAACCAACCCTCTTGGAGTCCAAGAAGATAGCGATTGACCAGCTAATGCTGGCATTAAATCTCTACCGCCTTTTTCCATCAATGCGTTAGCTAATTCTTGGCGATAACCGTAATTAGTGTTTACATTGTTACGCATCAAAGATTGCAGTTTATTTAATCCTGTTGCCACACTTGATTTTTGACCAAGACTTAATGATTTTTGAATTTCATTAATAAGGTCTGCTTTTTCGCTGTAATCTTTCATTACATTGTTATAAACAGGTGCTTGGTCAGCAATCGTAGATTTAACTGAATGATAAATATTCTCAGCTACAGTTCTAGCTTTAGTGCCGTAAGGAATATCCTCAAGAATTGCCCCAACGCTTTGTTTGAGTGCATCCATACCCTCTGGAGTGTGAAATTCTTTAGGGTCTAATGCTTGCCATTTGCTGACAACATCTTTAATTTCTTGTAAAGCCTTGACTGCATTAGGGTTTGTTGTTTGACCTTTATAAGTAGCAATGTCTTTGGCTTCATTTAGTTTGTTGGTAATTTCATCAAAACTAAGAATAGATTTATCTTTGGAAATATCTTCCATGCCAGAACGATAAACAGCGTTTTTTTCTGCTTTTAATGCAGAAAGATTGGCTTTAGCATCATTTAATACATTTTCCATGGGAACAGTCCCACGCATATTGGCAATAAATGTTTCGTTACCTTCTTTGCCAGCCTTGTATGCTTGTTTAAATGCTTCTTCGCCAGCACCAGTAGCCAATCCAGCTTCTTTTCTAAGCAATGAACCTAATGCTTTACCACCTGTAACTAATGTGTCAGGCAATATATTTAATGCAGCGCCAGCACCTACTGTTTTTGCTTTTTCTTGTGCAAATTGTTCAGGTGTCAATCCTGTTTTTTCAGGCGTTGCAAATCCTAATGCACCACCAATAGCAGCATTTTTAGTAAAACTAGGAATTGTGCCAATTTTAGACATAGCGCCTAATGGCAATACATTCTCACCAATTAAAGATGCAGGTTCGGTAGTAAATTTTGATACTACAGGGCCAGCTTCAGCATTTAATTGCGCTTGACGCTTATTTAACAACTCTACAGGGTAATCACCCATATTAGCTACAGATGGAAAAGCCTTACCAGCTAATTGCCAAGCGGCTTGATTTAATCCATAAAAAGGTTTTGCCACTCCCAACATTGCAGAAGGAAGAATATTAGCAGCGCCTTGTTTAAGGTTTTCCCAAGTTAATTCATCTTTTGGTTGTGCTTTTTGTGGCGACAACTTAGCTTCTAACTGTGCCTTGGTTGTTCCTTCAGGAACATTTTGGACTAAAGTGCCATCTGGCATTAATACATCCATGTTTATTCCTTATGGCAAATCGTTAAAATTAACCACTTTTTTAGGTGATTGTGGCGTTTGTGGCATTTGATTTTGCATTGAAACATTAGGGTTTGCCCTTGTTCCTTTTTCTAATTCTTTTAGATATGACTTAAATCCAACCAACTTGTCTTGAATAGTTTTTGCATCATCATAAGTTGATGGCAAGAAAGCATTTAAGCGTGCTGCTTCTGCTGGGCTTTGTGCTGTGCCAGCCCTTTCGGTAATCACTTTTGAAACCACATTGTATACAAATGTTCTTGCAGCAGTTTCTTCTGGAGTTTGTGTTCTTGCAGCTATTGTTTCTCCTTTTGGCATATCACCAGCAAGACCCCTAGCAAAACTAAATGCTTTTGGATTTGCTTTAACTGCTTCTAAAGCACCATCAATAGTTGCATATTGTTGATTAATTGAAGTGATGTCTTTAGATTGGTCTGCGGTTAATTTAGGCGCAATAGGCTGCCCACCAGCCATTACTGGAGTAGCTTGACCTGTGCGTGTATTAACCAACATTGGGCCATTAGCCGTTTCAACTACTTGACCAGCAGTAGGCATTTGTGACTTAGGAAGTCTTTGCAATACTTTGGTTGGGTCTAATGGGTCACGAATTTCAATCATTGTGCCTGTGTCAATTTGTAAAGGTGCATGGTATTTAGCGCCACCAGAAGCCAATTCAACTGGCGCACCACCTTCAAGGTTAGGCATAACATATTTTTCGCCTTCGCCAAGTTTCATACCTTTCATCAATTCAGCAGCTAAAGGCTGTAAATATTGATTAGAAGCAGCAAATTTAATAGCTTGACCACGAGTTTCAGGTTTAGCCATTAATTCTTGGAATTGTGTATATGCGTCAGCTTTTTGCTGTCTTAAGGCGGCAGCTAATTCTGTTTGTTTTGTGTCTAAATTAGCGTTAGTAAGACCGCCAATAGCAGCATTAATCATAGGCAACGCTTGTTGCAATGCAGATGGCTTGACATAATGACCACTAATCATTTGACCTTGTGGCTGATTAAAAGCCTGTCCAGTCAATAAGTTAGCTAATTGACGCTGACGCTGTAAACCCAATACTTCTGGGTCTGTGCCTAAAATGTCTAATGGAGTATCTGCCATGATTATCCCTGCTTTAATAACTCAGCCAAAGCTGATAGGTCTGGTTTTCTGTCTTGTATAGGTGTTACTGGTGTATAGCTAAATGGGCTTTGATTATTACGAACAGCAGTTAATAAATCTAAAGGTCTAGCGTTTGCACCTTGTGCAAGTTGTTGTGCTGAATTACTTAATGCAGATGTAGCCCCTTGTTTTAGCAACTTAGCCATATCTGTATTTGTTGCGCTTGTTGTGCCAGCGATTGTTTCAGGAACTCCACCAAAGTTTACAGATGAAGCTGGAATGTAATTACCAAAAAAGTCTGTAGCTGGTAAACCATTAGCACCAACAGCGTAACTTGCACCAATAGCGCCACCGCCAGGCAATCCTGTGCCTAATACTGTGCCAGGTGCTAATTCGGCAGATAAGCCAGCACCAGCGCCACCTACAGAACCAGCCGCAGGCAAAGCAGCATTTAAAGAACCTACTGTTCCAGCGTTTGTTGCACCTAAATTAACAGCCACATCAGGCGCAGCTAATACTGAACTTGCGCCAGGTGTTGATGTAGCCAATGGCACAACCTCTCCAGTTGCAGCATTTATGGGTGCAATTCCCAATTCAGAGGCAGCAGCTTCAGGGGCTATTCCAGCAGATTCAGCTAATGCCATAACTTCAGGTGCGTATGCAAGTGCAAGACCACCAGCAGCTAAACCGCCTACAGTAATCCAACCGCCTGGAATATTTTGATTAACTGTTTTATCTAATTGTGCTAAACCACTACCAATAGCAGGGCCAGGGTCTACAGACGCTAAAGCGCCTAATACACCACCACCGCCTCCATCTGTGCCTAAAGCACTAGAAATAGTATCGGTAACAGCACTAATAGGATTCCAACCGCCACCGCCACCGTTATAGGTGCGTTTGCCGTTATGCCAGCCTTGGTGTTTGTTGAAATGTCTTAAGATACTCATTATCCAAAGATTCCGTTATAAATTGAACTACCAAGTCCAGCTAAACCTGAACCGATGCTTGAAACTACACCAGGATTAGCAGCAAGACCTAAAATACCAGCAGAACCAAGACCATACAAACCAGCAGTCTGATTGGTAGCTTGACCTAATGCAGCGTTTTGTGCAGCAATATTAGCGTTAGTTTGAGTTTGTAATGCACCCATATAATCAGGGCCAGCCACAGCAGCTTGTTGTGGTGCATTAATAAATGTAGGTGTTGTTAAATTTTTAATCTGACCTGCTTGCTGACCTTGTAACTGTTGCGCTTGCAAACCAGTATTCATGCCTTGAATTTGGGCAGAAGTTAGCAAATCGTTTTGTTGCTGATTAAATGTGCGCATAGCGTTTTCATACGCTTGTGTTCCAGGCACAATACCTTGATTAGCAAGGTCAGATTTAACTGCCTCAGCTTGCTGTGCCATTTGTGGCTGTAATCTACGCATAATTGCAGATGAATATGTTTCGCCAGGATTAATACCATACATAGGATTGGACTGACTAGCTTGCAAATTCGCAATAGAAGAACTAGCCAAATTCTGCAATTCAGGTGTCAAAGACTGGGTTGCTGTCCATGTAGGATTGCCGTTAGCATCCGTAGATTGCGTATAGTTTAGATTGCCATAAGGTGTTACTTGATTTACACGGTTAGCCTGAACAGCTTGTTGTGCGCCAGCAAGATTACCTAATGTTTGCGCTTGGGCTGCGCCAAAGTAAGGGCTAGTCGTTCCAGCATACGGATTAGCCGTATTTGGATTTGCACCCTGCGAAAATGTTGAACCAGCACCCATTTTAATCTCCTAAGAACCTGCAATCAGCAGGTCGCATCTCTAAAATAACCAAATCCCCATCATCATGTGCATCAGGGATTACGGCAACTTCTCGGAAACCAAGGTGTCGGTCTAGTCGTAGGGCTTTTTTATTTGACCCTGCTACTGTGCCGATTATAACCTTTAATTCCCATCTTTTAAACGGTAATTCAAAGACAGTTTTTAGAAAATCCTTTGTAGCCCAATGA